GCGGCTGGTCTTAATGTAAAGACTGATATCGCAACTACTGGTGCAACACGATATAGCATTACTGCTCGTGATGTAAACGGTTCTAGAGCTAAAATGTTTGCATAATAGCAAATATTATAATTCAAAAGTAGGGCCTTTATTGGCCCTATTTTTTTGACTTATTCATTAACTACTAGGTTAATCTCTATAACCACCCAGATATATAGTGGTCCAGGTAAATACTACTAGCAATTACTTTTATGAGGAGAATATAACATGGCAGTATTAGTATCCCCTGGTGTAAATGTATCAGTAGTAGATGAAAGTGCATATGGTGCCCCAGGTGCCGGTACTGTTCCTCTATTAATGGTGGCGACACGTCAGGACAAAACAGATCCTACAGGAAGTGAAGCTGATGGTATTGCAAAATTTACAAAAAGTGCTCAAGCTGGTAACGTAGTAAAAGTTACTAGCCAAAGAGAATTAACACAATTTTTTGGAAATCCAACATTTACTAAAAGCGGAACCAGTGTAGTACAAGGCAGTGAGACCAGCGAATACGGTCTTATGGCGGCATATAGTTATCTTGGACAAGGTAACCAAGCATTTGTTGTTAGAGCAGATTTAAATTTAGGTCAACTAGAAGCAAGTACATCTGCACCAACGGCGGCATATTCAACAGCAAGCACATTATGGTTAGACACAGATGCTAGTAAGTTTGGTATCCATCAATATAACAACACAACTAGCAAATGGGTAAACAAAATTCCAGCAGTTGAAATAAACGTAGATGATGGTACAGATGTTGAAGGTGATGTACATACACCAGCAACAGCGGCAAGTGGCGCAACAGATGGAACATTCCTAGTTGTAGTACATGTTGACAATGAAACATCTACAAGTCCAGCTAGACAAATGAGTATTGAATACTTTTATGGTGTAGGTGGCGCATGGGAAATCTTAGACAGTGATACTGCACTTAGTGGTGGTGAAGCTGTAACATATGATGAACATTACAGTGCTCCGGCTGGCCCTGCTAATAACGATATCTGGGTCAAAACTACAAGACCAGGTAATGGTTTAGCTTTAGCATTAAGTACACATGATGGTACTTCATTCACAAGTGCTACAGTGCAAGGTATCTCAACTACAATGGCAGATGGCGTTGGCGCAATTGGCGACTTTGTTCCACAAGATGGCTCAAGTGTCACTCCATTAGCAGTAGGTACAGCCATTACAGGACAATACCTGTTAGATATGCAAGCAAATACAAAAGCTACTATCATAATTAGAGAAATTACAACAGGCGGTGTAGTAGATGCAATTCAATCAACTACAGTGTTAGCACAAAATGACACACCAACTGCAACTGTGGCAAGTGGCACATATTGGTTTGATAACACAATCAACAGCTTAGACATTTACAAAGTTGATAGTGGATATGCACCAGTAGCCGCAACATATAGCACAACTGCTCCGACAGGTGCAAGTGCAGGTGATGTATGGGTAGACACAACACTAGCCGCTGAAAACCAAGCTAATGAACGTGCATATCCAAAAATTTATGTAAGAAATACAGGTAACACTGCTTGGGTATTGCATGATAACACAGACCAAACAACATCAACAGGTGTATTGTTTGCAGATATCACAGACACAGCCGCAGATGCAACTAACGGTGGTAAAGCAACAACTATTGCTGGCGCACCAAACAGTGCAGTATATCCAGCAGGTATGATTGTTGTAAACATGGCACAAAGTAAAAACACAGTCCGTGTTTGGAACGGCACAGCATGGAGAAATGGAGCCGCCAATCATGCAGATGGTAGCGGAGCATTTGGCAGATATGCACAACGTAAAGTTATTGCAACTGCAATGCAATCGGCTATTGCTGGTACAGATCTCAGAGATCCACAGTACAAGTACAGCTTGATTGCTTCACCAAACTATCCAGAACTAGTTGACGAAATGGTCACACTAAACAGTGATAGAGGCGAGACAGCATTTATTGTTATTGATACACCAATGCGTAAGAATCCAACAGATGTTATTAGTTGGGTAAACAATAGTAACAGTGCAAGTGAAAACGGCGAAGATGGACTAGTAACTAAGAATACATATTCAGCAGTTTACTATCCAAGTGGACAAACTACAGAACCATTAGAAGGTAATACTGTAACTGTTCCTCCAAGTCATATGGCACTATACACTATTGCTTACAACGATAATATTAGTTTCCAATGGTTTGCTCCAGCAGGAACTACAAGAGGTGTTGTGCAAAACGCAAGTGCAGTTGGGCATATTACAACTGAAGGCGAATTCAAAGCAATCAGCCTTACACAAGGACAGCGTGATTCAATGTATACAGCAAAGCTGAATCCAATCACAACATTTCCTGGACAAGGCACAATAGTATTTGGACAGAAAACTCTACATGCTTCAACTAGCAGTTTAGACAGAGTCAACGTTGCTAGATTGGTTGCATATCTCAGAGAAAGATTCGATGAGATCGCTAGACCATTCTTGTTTGAAATCAATGATGCACAAACTAGAGCTAGAGCCAAAGTTGTTTTTGAAAGATTCCTTGCAGACATTTTGAGTAGACGAGGACTTAATGACTTTGCAGTAGTTTGTGATGAGACAAACAACACACCAGCAAGAATTGATCGTAATGAATTTTATGTTGACGTTGCTATTGAACCAGCAAAAGCGGCAGAATTCATCTACGTTCCAATTAGATTGGTGAATACAGGTACATTATCAACAACAAACTAATAAAAATTAACTGAATACTTAATGGACTGCCAAGTGCAGTCCATTTTTTTTGGCTGTTTTTAATAAATACAATTAGCCGGTATTATGAGGAGATTCAAATGGCAGTAATTACAACATTAGGCGTTCCAGACAATTCAGGAAACACCACAACAATCATGCCTAAGCTACAATATCGTTTTAGAGTGACATTTGTAGGCGAAGGCTTCAGTGCTACTCCTACTCGAAGCGTTATTAGTACAACCAGACCAAGTCTAACACATGACGAGATTCCGTTAGATGCTTACAACTCAAGAATTTACCTTGCAGGTAAACACACATGGGAAGCAGTTAGTATTGTACTCAGAGATGACGTAGACAGTGTAGTGCTTAGAGAACTAAACAACCAATTAAACAGACAAGTAGACCATGCTAATCAAAGTTCACCAAGAGCAGGTGCAAGCTACAAGTTCCAAACAATTATTGAAACACTAGATGGTGCAAGTCCAACTCCAGGCGTTTTAGATAAGTTTGAACTAGCAGGTTGTTACATTGCAAATATCAGTTATGGTGATATGGCATATGCTAGCAGTGAACAAGTACAGGTCACAGTAGGTATAAGATACGACAACGCAGAAATTTTTGACGCCGCAGGCAACGCCACACTTACAGGAGCTGATTTAGATCAGACAGTAAGTAACGCAACAGGCGGTGGTACACAGGCTTAATTAAGGTAGCAGAGTATGGGATTAACTAGTAATACCGGCCCATATAACGCCGCCGCAGAGCATTTCGGAGCTGATGATCCAGTAATGGTCAAAACTCCACGTCAACTTTATAATTTCAGCATACAATTCTTATTAAATGAAAATGTTCCAATGGAAGATGACAGCTTTGGAAGAAACTTTACATTTAACAGAGTGGTAAGTGTTACAATGCCTGACTTTGATTATGGTATTGTACCAGTCAATCAATACAACAGAATGAGATATGTTCCCACTAGAATGACACCAGGACCAAGCAATGTTGTTTTTTATGATACAAAGGACAATCAATTCCAAACAATGATGAAAGCATATGCTGGACATTACTTTAGTGGACATGATATGGATCCTGTAAACTTTAATGGTTACGAAATGCTTAACAGCAATTTTGCGGCAGGCGAAGCACATGAATTTGGTGCTAAAACTATTCCATCAAATAGTAGGTTCTTTTTTGAAGAAATAAGAATACACAATAAAGATACCGCACAAGGTGGACGAACAACTGTTTTGTATAATTGTATGGTAAACACTGTTCAACACACTACGTTTGATTATGCACAAAGTAGTACGGCTACATATGCAGTAAGTTTTCAACCTGAACATGTAAATGTTGGTGCAATAGGTGGAGAATTTATTAATACAAAGAATAGTGCTAGATCCAGCTTGTTGAGTACTATTGCAGGCACAGTAGCAAGTAGATTACCAGCTGTACAAAATGTAGTAACAGCAACTACTACTTCAACTGGAGAAGTACTAACTCCGTTCACTGGCAAACTTAAAACAGGACAAAGTCTCAGAAATATAGATGGTAAGACATTTGTTGTCACTCCTACAGAAGGACTTGCAGAAGGTCAACTGCCCCAAGAGTAGTAAGAATAAATACTACTAGAATGGCAAACAAATTTCAACAAGGCATATACGAAGTTAAAAACCCTCGTAAGTATGTGGGCAAACACCGCCCAAAGTTTCGCAGTGGTTGGGAATTAAAGTTTATGCGTATGCTTGACACACACCCAAATATATTAGCATGGGCTAGTGAGAGTCACCGAATACCATATAGAAATCCAGCAACAGGAAAAAATACCCACTATGTGCCAGACTTTTTTATAGTATACGAAGACAAAGACAAAAATAGAAAAGCTGAATTTATTGAAATAAAACCTGCAGGACAAACACTAGCACATGCTAGAAGTCCTATGCAAAAAGCGGCGGCTATTGTAAATGAAGCAAAATGGCAAGCCGCAAAAGTATTTGCACAAAGACAAGGTGTTGGATTTAGAGTGCTTACAGAAAACGAATTATTCAACCAACCTAAAAAAAGGAAACGTAAATGAGTAATAAAATAGAAGATGTGTTTAATTTACCTCCGGCAAACGAGCAAGTTGACGAACCTATCAAACAAGAAGAAACTGGTTTGGATATTGCACAATTACAACAACAATTAGATGTAGCAGACAAAATCGATGCCGCATTACCAATGGTTAGAGATTTGGAACAATTAGATGCTGATATGGACAAATATGCAGATAAAGCCATGCATGCCTTTCAGGACCTTATGGATCTAGGACAAAACGTTGAAGATAGACATGCCGCGGCTGTGTTTGACACAGCAAGCAAGATGATGACCAATGCTATCACTGCCAAAACAGCAAAAATGGATAAGAAACTAAAGATGGTGCAACTACAACTGCAAAAAGCAAAGTTTGATGCACAAGAAGCCAAAGCAAAAGGTGAAGACACTGCTATACAAGGTGAAGCTGAAGAGTTCGAAGACCGCAATAGTTTGATAAATGCAGTCATTGATAAAATGAATAAATCGGATAAATAATTACAATGAAGGAAGAAGCGATGAAAAGTTTGAAACAATATCTAGCAGAATCTGAGAAAACCTACAAGTTTAGACTTCGTAGTATAAACGAGATTTCAGATGAGCATATGGACAAGATTGAGTCGCATATGAAAAAATATAACATGGAAAGCATGAGTGCATTTAAAAAGACAATCATGCAAAGCAAGCCCAGAGGATTTGGTGACGTAGGTCCTAATGAAGTTTACATTAGCGATATGGAACTTAAACTACCAGCAACTCCAAATGCACTACAAGAAGAAATTTGTAGAATTATTGGTTGTGGAATGGGCAGTATAATAGTAAACAACATGAATGAGTCAGAAGAACTTTGGAACGATGTAGAAGAAACTACAGATGAGGAGCCAAAGAGCGTACTAGCTGATGCAGAATACAGTGATGCTGAAAAAGTAGATCACAGTGAACACTATGGTAATGAGTTTGTAGACAAGTTTGTCAAAGCTCAACCAAAAGGTGAATTAAATACAGAATATAAGGTGTGAAAAAATGAACTTAGAAGACTTAATCAAACTAGCAGGAGTGACAAAGTCCCCATATGACACACCAGTGCAAGAACAGCCAGCAGAGATCGAAGAACAGCCAGTAATGGACGACAATGAAGGCATGAGAGCGTTAATTGCATTGGTTACTCCAGAGCAGTTAAACCAATTACAAGGCAACGCTCCAGTTGAAGAAGAAGGTTTTGCCAACAGCGGTGACGAATATGCTGGCGAACCTGAAGAATATAAAGGCACATTGGGTAGTCCTGCTGACCTTAGCCTTAGAAGATACTTGGGAGCAAACGGTGAACACGTTACTGTAGATGAAACTAAAGTATACGAAGATCACAAGGTAGAAGATATTACTGAAGCATGGCAGGCATACAAAGCTGAACCGGTTGAAGAAGCAGTAGTCGACGAAGATGATGTTGAAGAAGATAATGCATTTAACAGTGCGGCGGCTAATGCCAAAAAAGCTGGTAAAAAGAATTTTACATTTAATGGAAAATCCTATCCAGTGAAAATTGACGATAAAACAGCAGATGCACTCACAGACTCAGTTAACGAAGGTGGTATGAAACAAGCTGAAATTGAAGTACAGGATTGGGTTAAAAAGTATGATGACAACATGGGTGTTAACGGTGATAGCTTACCCGAAGGCTATCTACAAGCAATGTTAAACACAGGTATTATGAGTGATGCATTTGACCAAGACGAATATATTGCTTTCAATGAAAAAAATGGCTATGAAGATGATGGCGACTGGGATGAAGACGACCATGATAAATTTATGGCGTCAAGTCCAATTACAAGCGGTATGTTTAGCGAAATTCGAGCAATACAGGAAAAGTATGGCATTGACGAACAAGGTGTAAATGATATCATGGGTTACTTTGAATCAGTGAATAGGCTTAAAAGTTTAGCAGGAATATAATGGATATTAATAGACTTAGAAAGTTATCTGGAATAAGCGAAGATCCTATGCAGGCACCGCCTAAGAAAAGGCCACCTATGCCAAGGCCAGGTATGCCAACTCCGGATAAACCTAGTCCAGCACCTTTTCCGAGTGAGCCATATCCAGTACCCGGTGGACCACCACCTAAAGAACCAGATAGACCACAGCCAATGCCAACTCCAGAGCCTGACAAACCTAGTCCAAAACCTTTTCCGAAGGATCCATATTATCCAAAACCAAAGAGTCCACCTAGACCTACACCACCTAGCAGGAGAGGCTTGCCAGACTTCGATGGCGACAAGCTGATTTATATGCCACCACCAGATTGGGACGGATGGGACGAATTCCGTGATCCAAAAAAGATACCTGGGCCTGCATTGCCAAAGAAGCCTGATGATACTGTGATTACATCACCAAGTCTTAGAGACTATTTAAAGATGGTAAGGAGATAAGCTAATGCCAACCAGCCAAGAAATTAAAGTCCAAAATACTTTTGATAAAGCAATGGACCAAATCAACAACTTACAAAAAGTATTCCGTGACGAAGGAATGCT